ATGATCACTCTGTGCGGTTGTTCGATTCAAACTGTAGAACAGCCGCGCATCGTCAGTTCATACCACTTAAAAGCCTCATGGTATGAATGTTGTAAGAAAACCGCAAACGGAGAAAACTACAATCCAGAAGGAATGACTGCGGCTCATCGTAGTCTTAAATTTGGGACGAGGCTTAGACTAACAAATCCCAGCAATGGAAAGTCAGTGATTGTGAGAATCAACGATCGTGGTCCGTTTATCAAGGGCGTTGATCTAGATGTTTCGAGGGGCGTTGCAAGACACTTGGATATGATAAAGAAAGGTCATGCAATACTTCTCGTCGAACAATTGGCTCATGACTAAGGAGGTGCTTGTTTGTCATGAGTCGGGGAGCGGTGTGGTGCCGCTCCCCTTTGCATTTATAAATAGGGTTGGATAATAACATCCAAAGAGGAATAGCGATGTCTTATATTCTAACACCTTCAGGTCGAAAACAGATTGTAGCAGAATCTGTAGAACAAGTCGATGAGCTTTCTAAAAAAACTCTGGCTTCATATACAAGTAAAGCCGCCTATGATATTTCGAAAACTTCTGCTGTGCACGCAAGAGCACAGGATGCAGCTGCAGCTAGAAATGATGCAGCTCGTAAAGCTAGAAAAAAAATCGATTATGATAGCCCAGACCATAAGAAAGGTCGGGAGGCTCTTGCTCGTTTGAGAAAGCGTCAGGTTGGTATTCAAACCGCAGTAAAGAAACTTTCGAAAGAAGACATCGACATGGATCATTTCGTAGAATACGTTATTGAAAACTTTCCAGAACTAACTGAAAAATACATTCAGGAAAACTACGAACAAAAAGATTGATTTGTGCTAAAGTTCAAAGAATATATCGCAGAGAGCGTTAGAGCAGGGAGTCTGTCGATTTTCGACATCGACGACACTCTGTTCCACACGACGACGCAGGTTCTGGTGAAGAAAGCTGATAAAGTCGTTGAAAAGTTAACTCCAGCTGAATTCAATGTCTACAAGCTAAAAGACGGCGAAGAGTTTGACTTTGCTCAGTTCCGTTCAGCTAAGATATTCGCTGATACAGCCAAACCTATCGAGAATGTATTCAAAACTGCTAAGAAGCTGATCAACAAGTTCTCAGTGCACCCAGATAAGCGTATCATCATTGTTACAGCTCGTGCTGATCTTGATGATAAGCAGCTGTTCCTTGATACGTTTAAGAAGTATGGATTTGATACTAGAAAAGTTCATATCTATCGCGCTGGTAATATCAAAGCTCCTGGCGCAGAAGCTAAGAAACAAATCATTCGCGATCAGATGAAAGGTGGAAACTATAGCATCGTTCGTATGTTCGATGATGCGAAAGCCAATCTAGACAAGTTCATCGAGCTTCACACAGAGTTTCCTAAAGTCAGCTTCGAAGCATTCCTCATCCACGAAGATGGACGAATCACAAGGTATAACGGCTAATGTCTTTGAAACCTAAAGATATGATTGTTACAAACAAAATCGTTTCGGTCGATGACGTTACGAAACAGTTGAACACGAATATACCTAAAAAAGCAAAAGATCCTGTTAGAACTTATCTTGAGTTGTTAGTTGAACACTATGACAATCCTACAACAAAATCTAAAGAAGAGATAAAGAAACATTACATCGCAAATAAAACCGCAATCAATGGACAGATGAGTCTCATTAAAAATGACTTTGGTGAAATTCTTGGAGGAATAGCTACAGTCAAACAAGAGTTGCTAAAGAAATTTTATTCTAAAGTTCCTTTCAAAACCAAAGGCTCATTAGAGTATCCAACAGCAGCAAACGAACCACTGAAAGATTACTCTGTTTATGTGGGTAAAGATGAATACATAATTTCTGCTAAGATTGCTGGTGCAACAAGCAACACAGTTAAGCCACAAGACGTTATCTCTCTCATAGAAAAATCTAAAGTTATACCTCCGAAAAGAAAAAAAGAACTACAATCTACATTAGAGTACAATCTACTTAAAATTCTACAAGAAGAAAACACTTTGCGTGGACCAGCTGCAGCACTGTCATATTTTAAAGACAACGCTCCTTCAGCAATGAAAAGTAGAATGAACAAACATATCGAAGTTAACAAGATACCATCGTACTCTCAATTCCAAAAAGAATTCGCTGATATTTCTAGCAACATTAGTGTAAGTCAGAAAACGTCAAAACCATATCGCGGAACTGCATACAAAGGCATCGTTGAATCTACGAAGTTTAAAGAATATGGAAAAACACATGGCGTCGGTAAGATAGTTAACTGGGCTGATATAGTTCTATACTTCGAGTATGTGATTCAAAACGCATCTAAACAAACTCCAAAAGCATTAGACTTCGGAGATCTATTCATCGACGCCATAACATCACAAGTTCACTATGTTAAACTTTCTATAGACTCTTCTGGTATACCTGTGTTCGAGGCATATGCTTCTGTAACGCCTCCAGGCGGAAAGAACATAAGCAATTTTGATGCAAAAGATATCTACATAAGAAGCAAGAGCAGTAAGTATAAAGATGGAAGATATCGCCTAAAAGATAAGATTGGTATTCAGACATGAAGTCATTTCATAGTTATCTGTCGGAAGAAAAGAATGTTCACATGGAACACATTGAGGATTTGATTCTCAATGCAGGCGTAGATGGCGCAAAGCAAATCTTTTCTTTCCTTTCACAGACGCGCGACATGCTCGCAGGAAATACAACTAAGAAGATCGCTGCTACTGTAAAGTGGGATGGTGCTCCTGCTATCTTCGCTGGTGTTGATCCACGCGATGGAAAGTTTTTCGTCGCGAAGAAAGGCATTTTCAATAAGAATCCTAAAGTTTATAAAACACAAGCTGATATCGACGCTGATCTTGAAGGCGATCTAGCTGCAAAATTCAGTGTTGCTCTTCGCGAGTTTAAGAAGCTAGGAATTACGAAAGGTGTATTCCAAGGCGATCTCATGTTCACGAAGGGTGATGTTCGCACGGAAACAATCGAAGGGAATAAGTATTACACATTCCAACCAAATACAATCGTGTATGCAGTTCCTATGAATTCTGCTCTAGGTAAAACTATATCAAAAGCAAGCATCGGCGTCGTGTGGCATACAACATACGAAGGCGCTTCGTTCGAATCTATGAAAGCGTCGTTCGGAAAAGGAATCGTAGAAAAGCTGAATCAAGTGGGTACGATCTGGATGGACGATGCTACTTATAAGGACGTCAGCGGAACAGCTACGTTCACTGCTGCTGAAACAGCAGAGTTCAATAAGATCCTTTCGCAAGCAGGAAAAATTTTACAAAGTTTACCTCGCGAAGCAGTTGATGCTTTTCATAAAGATTCAGAACTGCTACTTCGTGTCAAGACGTACAATAACAGTAAAGTTCGCGCTGGTCAAAAAATTACAAACACAACAGCGCACGTATCTGGATTCGTTCACTACATGAACGACTACTATCAGAAAGAAGAAGACAAAAAGAAAACGCCCGCTGGTAAGGCGAGCGTTAAGGCTAAAAAGATGCAGTCGTTTGGTCCAATCATTCGAACTCCATTTTTACAGCTGAAGTTGATTTTCGATTTTATGAATCTGGTTGTTGACGCTAAGATGATGATCGTATCTAAGATGAATTCATCAGCCGCTATCAATACGTTCCTGCGCACGCGACAGGGATTGAAAGTTACTTCGCCAGAAGGTTATGTAGCAGTCGATCACTTGACTGGCGGAGCTGTAAAACTGGTAGATCGTTTGGGATTCAGCCAAGCAAACTTTAGTCCAGACATTATCAAGGGATGGGAACGATGAAAAAGTTCTCAGAGTTTATTACAGAAGAAACATACAATCGCGAAAAGCATATAAAGAAACTAGCTAAGATGGCAAAGACTTTGGAAAACCAAATTCGTAGATCCAACTATAGTGCTAGGAACAGTAAAACTTGGCGACTCATCTATAAGTATGACGATCTAATGCAGGAAATAAAAGATCAAGACTACGAGGGTTGGAAGAAGTATTGTAAAGATAAAGACTGGAGCATATATCATACAGGTAAAGATTTTCTAGCATAACTGACCCCTCGTAACATAACTCATTATAATGGTTGTAAATGAAATTGTCAAGATCTTTTTATAAATAAAGGGAGCAGAAAGCTACGAGCAATCCTGCTCCCTAATTGTTTGCGGTCAGGCCAAGGCAATCCCGCGAGGAGAAAATGAAGAGCGTCGTGTTCACCTTCGGGCGTATGAATCCGCCCACTACAGGTCATCAGCTGCTTGTAAACAAGCTGGTCGCATATGCTCGCTCACACAGCGCGACTCCTCGCATCTATCTGTCCCATTCAGTCGGACCTAAAGATCCCCTACAATACGATAAGAAAATAGCGTTCGCTCGAGCAGCATTTGGTGCGCTCGTTAAGAAGTCGAACGCTCGCACTTTCATTGAAGTTCTCAAACAGCTCGATAAAGAAGGATTCAAGAACGTAACGATGTTCGTTGGATCTGATCGTGTTGTTCAGTTCAATAAGTTGCTGCAGCAATACAACGGTAAAGAATACAACTTCGACAAGATTGAAGTTAAGTCTGCTGGCGAACGTGATCCAGACGCAGATGACGTATCTGGAATGTCAGCAAGTAAAATGCGCGCACTAGCCAAAGACGATAAAGTCACAGAGTTTCTTCGTGGCGCTCCAAACACACTAAAAGCAGCACAAGCTAAGAACATGTTTAAAGCTGTGCGCAAAGCATTACTAGGAGAAGACGTAATGGAATACGGACACAACGAACGTTTTCTTGAGTTCATTTTTGAATCCGATATGAAAGAAGATGATATGAACGATCTTCCTTCTGACGGAGAAATCTCGAAGCACTTTGATTCGCTTGGTGCTGATGATCTTGAGCTTGATGACGCCGACGCAATGATGCTTGATATTCTGCTTGGTGATGAAGAAGATGATAAGGAAGATATCGAAGAAGCTAAAGTTCTTTCTATTCAGCAGCGTCAGAAACTCGCACAGCGCATGAAGTCAATGAGCAAGCGTCTTGCTCGTCTTCGTCAGATCAAAGCAAAACAAATGCCAGCTGCTCAGCGTCTTCGCATGCGCGCGCGAAAGGCTGCTCTTATGATTCTTCGTAAGCGCGCAACAGGTAGAAAAAATCTTGAATACAGTTCGCTGTCAAAATCACAGCGTATCGCAGTAGATACAGCTCTCGTGCAACGTTTTGGCAAAAATCTCAACACACTCGTAGGTCGTTTGGCTACAAGATTGATGCCACGAGTTCGCAAGCACGCGCAGGAATACATGAAGAAATCAAGAGAAGAAACCAAAGAGTCATTCGTTGCTGAGGCAAAAGAAAAAGAAGGATCAGCTAAAGACGTAGCTCAGGATAAGATCCAAGCTGCAAAGCGTGGTATGTCTGTTTCAGATTGGGAAAAGACAAAGGCTGATGCTGCTCACGATTCTCCACTGAACATCGATCCGACCAGGCTGGATACGCTGTCGATTGATCCTACGAAAAATGATCGTGAAGCACCAAATCCTAAGCAAGGTCATTTGCATCTGAACAGAAAACTTTCACACTACGCCCGTTCTGTTGATGAAGGTCGTAAAGGAACTGTTGATCAGCAAGATTCTGGCGATACTAATATCATGTATCAGCTGCGTAAAGTTCTCATTTCTCGCGGTAATCACGAAGTAGAGTTTGCCGATAAGTCGAAGCATAAGATTTCTGTTTCAGACGCAAACAAGATGCTTGATAAGTTTGCTGCTACTCGTATGCCAGCAGATAAGCATGAGATGACAATCCAAGCTGGTAAGTCGCTTTCTTCATTCAAGAACGTTCTTGCTCATGGAATCGAAAAGCAAAAGAAAAAGATTTCACTTGGCGGAAAGAACTTCAAAGAGTTTTATCTCGGTGTAGGTCGTTCACGCACTGTATCAGCATATGATAACGACGAGCCGCCTGGAGTTCGCAGAGTAGCCGAAGCTGCTAAGGATGAAGATCGTCCAGAAAATCCTAATCGTTCGCGTCCACTTTCACAGAAGCTCGATCTGCTGCTGCGCCTTGGTCTTTCTGATGCTGAAGATTTACAGAAGTATCGCCGTGCGCTGCGTTCGTCAAAGAAAGCTGCACTTCAGTCACCAGAGATGCGCGAAAAGCTCGCTGATCTGCTCGACAAACTGATTGATCTTACAACACAAGATCCAGCGACATATTCACGTGTTCGCTATCGTGTTCAAACTAAAGAAGCGTATGCGCTTCTCAATAAAGCCGAAAAGTCTGGTGTTGACGTAGATATCATCTTCGAAGTGTTTGCTCGTGGTTACGAACAGAACGAAGATATCAACGAAGCGTTTAATCGCGTCAACTCATTCATTGCTGGCGGAAAGGCTGCTGAAATGGATAAGGATCTTTCTGAAAAGCGCGGACTCTGGGATAACATTCATGCGAAGCGTGAAAGAATCAAAGCTGGTTCGGGTGAGCGTATGCGCAAGCCAGGATCTAAAGGAGCACCAACTGACGCTGCGTTAAAAGCGTCACAAACTGAAGACAAAGATCCATGCTGGTCAGATTATAAGCAAGTTGGCATGAAGATGAAGAACGGTCGTCAGGTTCCTAACTGTGTTCCGAAAGAAGAAGCTGTTTCTGAAGTTGTTGTATCTAGAAAAATGACGCCAGCAGAAAGAAAAGCGCACGCTAGTTATGTTGCTCAACATATCAGAAAAGTTGCTGCGGCAACTCCTGATGATAAACCTGCTAAAAAAACAATGAAGGATATTTCTAAAATTTCTCATAGCGATTACACACATCAACCAAGTAAGATGGCTAGCGTCGGTTATGATAAGCATGAATCGACACAGCAGCAGAAAGCAGCTGGCGCTGCTCTTGCTACACAGCGTGGAGAATATGCTGGCGGTAAGAAGGGTGGAGCTATCAATCGTATGTCTCTTATGAAGACAAAGGATCTAGTTAAGCTCGCTCGCGGCAAAAAGGTGAAGGAAGAAGTTGTTGATGAAGTCAATCGTCGTGTTGACGTGAAGCTCGTAAAAGTTAAGCAGCCTGATGGTAAGATTGTTTATCGCAAGGAACATCCAAAGACAGCAGTTCAGATGGAAGCAACACATCCACATCCTGTTGTTCAAAAAACACATCCGCATCCTACTGGAAAAGTTCCGTATGCTGGACAAACGAACAAGGAACTTCGTGATGCGCTTCCTAAGAAAGTGAAAGCTGCCAGCGAAGCATATACAGGATCGGAGCCAGCATCAAACAATACAGCTGATCCAGCGAATCGTTTCGTAGGAACAAATTCCATTCGTCAAAATTATGCGAACGTAACTCCTGGTCAAGGATCGGCTGCTGGTGAAATTGCTGTGGCGAACTTCGCTCCAGAAAAAGTTGACTACACTTCTTCTATGTCTAAGAAAACACATGCAGAAGTAGATCAGTCGAAAGACAATCTCTCTAAGAAACACTTCAGCGATATCCGCAAGGCGCTTGGTGGTATTCGTGAGTCAAATGAATTAAACGAATCATTCTCGGCAGGTTTTGAACTTGCTCCATTCGCGCGCGACTACGGAATGAAAGTTCAATCAGCTTTCGAACATCACCCTGAAGTTCAAGAACAGCTTGATGCAATGGAAGCTACATATAAGGGAAAGACAGTTCCTTTGAATAAACCTATGAAGGGTGATGTCAAAAAATCTAAGGTTTACGTTGATCCAGATGGTGACGGTAAAGCTAAGAAAGTAAACTTCGGTGATAAGAAGCTAAGTATTAAAAAAGGAATTCCTGCTCGCAAGAAATCATATTGCGCTCGATCTAGTGGGCAAGGTAATTTGACAGATAAATCGAGTGCTAACTATTGGTCCCGTAGGGCATGGGATTGTTAAGGAGAAACTGAAATGAATGATTTATACATTTGGGCTGGTATTGCTGCTGCTGTTGTAGTTCTTGCTTGGTTGCTGTGGCCACAGAAAACTATGACTGAAGCTCTTCAAGAAGCAAAGGCTGAAGAAAAGGCTGAAGAAAAGGCTGTTACTCCAGTTGCTGCTGTCAACGATCAGATCACAGACGCAGTTACTCAGACTGCTCCAGTCAAGAAGACGCGTGCTAAGAAGCCAGCTGCTCCAAAGAAGACAGCTGCTAAAAAGGCACCAGCCAAAAAGGCTGTAAGGAAGGGAAGAAAGTAAGATGGAACAGCTCGTAGAGGCACTCAAGAAGGCGCAAGCTACTAGCTTTGCGTTTTATCTGAAAGCTCATAACTATCACTGGAACGTGGAAGGTGCGAACTTCTCAGAGTATCATGCATTCTTGGGTGATCTCTACGCTGAAGTTTGGGGTGCGGTTGATGCTATCGCAGAACACATCCGCACCCTAGACGCCTATGTTCCTGGATCGTTCATTCGTTTCCAGCAACTATCTTCGATTGAAGATGAACAGAGCGTTCCTACTGGTCGTGCTATGATGGCAAGATTACTTGCTGACAATCAGCGCGTCATCGGTGATCTCATGGCAGCTCATCGCGAAGCTGAGATGCTTGGTAAGCGCGGAATCGTAAACTTCATCGAAGATCGTATTGATAAGCATGACAAACATGGTTGGATGCTACGCTCATTTACTAAAGGCGACTAATGGCTCAGTTTAGAACCGATACAAGCAAATACTTGAACAACTGCAACACGATCTTCGAGGTCGTGATGCTTGCAGATCCTTATGGCAATCGTATCGGTCCTGCTAACCCATCAGGCACAGCCGTTGATGCGTTTGGTCGTGCTCGCGTATCTATGCCGCTTACACTATTCGATTCGTCGCATAGATATCGCGATAACGGATTGTGGAGTACATCTAACACAGCTGGCACGACTTACGCGCACACCTTTCACGAAGGTCTTGTAAAGCTCAACGTAAGAACTGGAGCGAATCAAGAAATCATTCGCGAAACAACAAAAGTGTTTTCGTATCAGCCAGGTAAGTCGCTACAAATCATGAACACGTTTGTGATGAATCCAGCTAAAACTGGATTGCGTCAACGTATTGGATACTTTGGTGCAAACAACGGCGTTTATCTTGAGCAGTCGAACAACGATATCTACTTTGTCGAAAGAAGCTGGAACACTGGTGCTCTAGCGGAAACTCGTGTAAGTCAGGCTAACTGGAACATTGATACTCTGTTGGGTGATGTTGATTCAAGTCCTTCACACAGAACGCTTGATCTGACGAAAGCTCAAATCTTATTCTCTGACATCGAATGGTTGGGTGTAGGGTCGATCAGATGCGGATTCGTTATTGATGGTCAGCTCATTCACTGTCATTCGTTCCATCATGCTAATTTCATAACGTCAACTTATATTTCAACAGGATCACTTCCTGTTCGCTATGAGATTAAGAATACTGGCGTTACGGCTAGCAACAGCACGTTGAAGCAGATATGCACGACTGTTATTTCCGAAGGCGGTTACGAACTTCGTGGCGCTCAGCAAGCTATTGAAACCGCGATTGGTGCACCGCGTGATCTTACTACGGCTGGAACATACTATCCAGTGATTTCGCTAAGACTCAAAGCTACACCTAATCGACTAGATGCTATCGTCATTCTTACTGCGCTTTCGCTACTAGCCATTACGAACAACGCGAATTATAACTGGAAAGTAGTAACAGGCGGAACAACGACTGGTGGTAGTTGGGTAGATGCTGGAATCAACTCGGCTGTCGAATACAACATTTCAGGAACAAGTTTCGCTGGTGGTCGTGCTATGGCTAGCGGATTCTTGAGCGGATCTAATCAAGGATCAACACCGACTGACATTCTGAAAGAAGCATTGTTCAAGTTTCAGCTAGAGCGTAATGGTCTTACGTTAGCGCCATTTGAACTTACATTGGTGGCCGCATCTGATACTAACGGTGCGGATGTCTATGCTTCTATGGATTGGGAAGAAATTTCAAGATAAGGAAAACAAATGTCGTATCGTAGCTTAGAAAATACAATCCGCGAAACAGCCTGCGGTTGCACTAAAGTAAAAGAAAACAATGAAGTTGATGACGAAGGCAATATGGCAAAGGGCGAGCTTCGCATGATCGCTTCGCGCGCGCAGGAAATCATTTCTATGCTCGACGATAACACACAGCTTGAGGGATGGGTTCAAAGCAAGATCACCAAAGCTGAAGATTATATCAATTCAGTTTACGATTACATGAAGGGTCAGAAAGGAAACTAACATGTCAGTAGATCCAAAGAAGTTTGGTCTTACGCCATCTCTTGTAGAAACCGTAAAGGAAGCTCTCAAGGGCGATCAGCATAAGATTGATGCTAACAAGAATGGTAAGATCGACGCGCAGGATTTTAAGAAACTGCGCGGAGAAGAATTAAAAGGCGATCAGCATAAGATTGATAAGAACAAGAATGGTAAAATCGACGCTCACGATTTCAAACTTCTTCGTAAGAAGAATGATACGAAATTAGTTGCTAAGCCTCAATACGATAAAATGCGCCCTGCTTTTAAAGAAGAAGTTGAGCAGATTGATGAAAAGGTAAAAACAACACACGAAAACCCTCTTGTCACAGTTCATGATAAAGATGGTCTTCATACTCACGCCAATCTTTCTACAGCAAATAAGATTTTTAACACTAAAGTTAAACATACTGATGTGCATGCTGGACCAGTAAAGACAAAAGATGGTCATGAAACAAAAAATAATTTAACATTTGCTATCTCAAAGCATCATGCGTCTGCAATGAAAGAAGAAGTTGAGCAGGTCGATGAAATTTCGAAAGCGACTCTTGGTTCATATGTAACAAAGGCGGCTGGTTCCGCAGCTACGCATACTGGCGCAGCAGCTGCTTATGGTGGTTCTAGCAAGAGCCCAGATCCAAAGAAGATGGCTCAGCATCAAGCTATTGCAACAAAGCGTACGACTGGTATTCAGAAAGCAGTTGGCAAGCTGACTAAGGAAGAAGCTGAACAAACTGATGAAGCAATGTCGCCAAAGCAAAAGGCACATTCTAATCGTCTGAAGAACAATCCTGGACGTAAAGGTAGCGTGTTTGATCCATCATCAAACTTCGATGCACCTAACCACAAGGTTGATGTTGTAGTTTCTAAAGATAATAAAAAAGAAACTAAAAATGATGTCGTGCAAGCTAAAGATAAGCACGATGCTATGTTTAAAATTCAGATGAAGTATCATAAGATGGGCTATAAAGTCCATGATACTAAACACAAAGGTACAGTGAAAGAAGAAACAGAAATCACTGAAGCCGAAGACGCAGTAGCAAAGCAGATTGCTGCTAAGAAGGATGCGATGCAGAAGCAGATTCAGCAGAAGATCGCTCAGAAGCAGATGTCAGCAATGCAAGCTAAGGCTAACAAGCGTCTGTCGAGCATCAATGCTAGCAGCCATGATGATGAAGAAATGAAGAAGGGTGGTAAGGAAAAGATTGAAATCAATCCACCACTCAAGGAAGCTGAAGAGCTACCTAAGGCTGTAGTTAAGAAGGGACACGAAATCGCTAAGTCGCTGATCAAGCACCGCGCGAAGGTTCGTGAACCATATGCTGTCGGTATGGCAACAGCTAAGAAATCAGCTGGTATCAAAGACTAAATAGGATAACTAGGAAAAGGAGTGCAGATATGGCACAATGGACAATGACAGATAACGCTAACGGCGCGCCAAGCTGGGCTAACACAACGCTCAATCTTGCTAAGAATAGAAACGAGCTGTTCGGTAACACGACAATCGGCACTTTTCGCGCTAATATCGCATACGGAACATTTGGTGTAAGCTCAGGCGAAATGACTTACGCTAATACAGCAGGTACAGAAGCTGATAACATCCCGCACGCTGGATGGGTTCTTCGCAAACAAGGTCAAGGTGGTCGTGCTGGTCGCGTTCACTACGAAGTTCTCGTTGCAGCTTCTTCTATCGTCAACGATGCTGGCGGTGGTGGTGAAGCTCTCGATGATGGAATTCTCCCAGAATAATAGATTTGGAGTCGCTAGATGGCTGACAAGAAAGTATCACAGCTTACAGCATTGACGACCACAGCGGCTCCAGATCTGCTGATGATTGTCGATGATCCGAACGGAACACCAGTATCGAAGAAGATCACAGTAAAGAGCTTCTTCGGTTCTGTTCCTTCTAATACTGTATTCAGCGCAAACGTAACTGTATCTGGTAACAGAGTACAGCTTGCGTCAAACGTAAACATCACAAAAACGCTTACAGCCAACACAGTCAAAATCACGTTTGGTACTACTCCAGGATCAAACAATGCGACTTCTGTTGGTATGGCTGTTGGTGAAATGCGTTTCACGAATACTCATTTGTATATCGCAGTGAATGCGACAACAATCAAGCGCGTAGCATTGAGCACATTCTGATGTCGATTGAAGCAGCAGGATCATACGTCGCAGCTAAGTCTGCATCAGCAGCTGGTGGTTTGCTTGGCGGATTGACTATGTTTGCGTTCATGAAACCAGCAACAATTTTAGATGCCACTATTCGTGGTGGCATCTGCACAGGCTCCGCAATTATATTTGCTCCGATTCTTTGTGAATACATTAATACTGAAATTACAGTTGAGCATCTAGTAGCAGCTGGAGCAGTTATCGGATTTTTAGCATGGGGCGTGTTGTCGATGACAGCACGCTTTTTCATTAAGGCAGAAGCGACCAACAAGGATATCGTGGAGGCCGCTAAGGAAATTAAAAAGTGAAATGAAGGGTAAGTTGGACGATAACAATTTTTTTCTTTATGCTGCACATCATTATTTGAATCCATGTGTTGATGAGCAAGAGTTCCTAGATGATTTGAACAGAATCAAAAATCTTCGTAGACTTTTTGGTCGCTATGAAAAACACGGAGAGCTCAAAGAACGATTGATCATAAACCACTTGATGGTTCTATACAATGTGTTTGAGCATAAGGCTTTGACGCGGATGCTTGCGTTTAAGTTGTACGATCAACTTCACATTCTTAAACCTTTTCTTATGTTATTGAACTACTGGCCCGATCTTATAGAAAACATTGGTTCTGATAATTACACGATTAGATCTAACGAAGTCGTTATGGATATGCGAGTAATCGACGTTCTGAGGAAAATCTGATGCGTAATCTTAACGAAGACGAAGGCGGTCCTCCCGCTAATCACGCTGGTCCAGCTACAAGCACATCTGATGTTCACTGGAGCAAGCGTCAACCTCGCATTGGTGCTAAAGGTAAACTCAAGAAGTATGGTCAGCCCATATTATTCAAAGCTATCATGCGCAGAAAAAGCGTCAATGAACAGCTTCAGAATCCTCCAATGAAAAAAGTTTATTATAAAATACTAAAGAAGAAAGTTCCTGCGGTGAGCAGAACAAGCGCATCAGGTGGTGGTAGTGATGGATCCAGTGAACAAGTCCAACGCGAGCATATTGTTAAAACAGACGGTGGATTCCGCCTTGTCTCGAAGAAAACAGGAAAAAACCTCGGAACGTATCCTTCGCGCGCGGGCGCAGAGAGAAGAGAGCGTCAAGTCCAGTTCTTCAAACATAAAGGATAAGAAAATGGGTTTGGGTATTAAGATTGCGATTGCAGCTATTCTCTTTTCTGTCATATCTGGCGGATACTTCTACATCGAAGCTCTACAGGGTAAGTTAGAAGCAGCGGCTGAAGTTCAGCAGCGTATGGAAGGCGTGATCACACAACAGAAGATGGTCATGGAACAGCAGCAAGCTGATATGAAGAAGATGCAGGCTATCAACATAGAAGTTGCAGCAAAAGCTCAGCAAGCACAGAACGAAGTCAACGCTCTTAGCCGTAAGATGTCGCGACTAGATAATCTTGCAAAAGCTCCGCCTTCAGAAACTGAAGTTCGCGTCAATCGCGGAACAAGAGATGCTCTACGTTGCAATGAATTAGTTACAGGTGCACCCTTGACAGCTGACGAACAAAGCGGTAGAGTAAGGAATACAATATGTAATGACTTTATTCAGGCTCAGTTGCCTAAGAAGGAGCCAGCACAATGAGAGTTGCTATTGCTGCGTTATGCGCCCTGTTCCTAGCTGGGTGCGATGAAACTACCAAGGTTTTTGATAAGCCAGTTCTTGTCGAAAGAGCTGAATTGATTCTACCTCCAACTATGCCTATCAATCAAGCGGAAATGAAATGGATTATCATTACTCCTGAGAACTATGCTGCAAAGGCACAGGAACTCAGCGGTAAGGGTGATGTTGTTCTTTTCGCTCTTACCTCACAGGGCTATCAGGCGCTTTCTATGAACGTTGCTGAACTGCGTAAGCACATTCAGCAGCAGAACGCCGTGATTGCAGCCTACAAAGAATATTACAAACAAGAGCAGAAATAGTCTTGACAATTTTCCTTGAGCTGATTATAATGAATTTATGTCTACTATCACTGATCACAAATATGCACAGATGATCTCGCACAAACTTCTGCTGTTCAAGCGGAAGTCTGAGCGAGTTTATAATTTCCGCTGTCCTTTCTGTGGCGATTCACAGAAGAACAAATTGAAGGCGAGAGGCTATCTGTTTGAGAAATCAGGCGGCCTCATTTACAAGTGTCATAACTGCGATGTCGGTACTAATCTTGGTAAACTTATTGAGCTCGTTGATCCTGGTCTGGCCAAGTCGTACAGACTAGAGTCATATAAAGATCGCGTTTCAGCCAATACAGAATTGGATACGTTCATCATTCCTAAAACGGAAGTTGAACGCCCACCAATCATTCTTGACGAGATGCTCTTTCGTCTCGATAAACTTCCTGCACATCATCGTGCCGTGGAGTATGTCAAAGCGCGCCAAATTCCAAAAGAACGTTGGAATGATCTTTACTATGCGCGAGATTTTAAAGAACTCGAAACGCTGAATCCAATCTATGAGGGGCGTCTGGCATCAGACGAACGATTGGTAATTCCGTTTCGACGCGAGGATGGGTTGCTCACTGGCGTTACAGGTCGCGCTATGGGCAACTCATCCTTGCGATATGCAACTGTTCGTATCACAGATGATCCATTGATTTATGGTCTTGATCGCGTAAAACGTGGCAAAACTATATACGTCGTGGAAGGTCCTATCGACAGTATGTTCCTTGATAATGCTATTGCTGCTGGTGGAACGGACTTTCAAAGAGCACTATATAGCTTGAACGGCGAAAGCGTAGTTCTGGTATTCGATAATCAACCGCGAAACAAACAAGTTGTGAAGCGTGTTGAGTCATATGTTCAACGTGGGTATACTATGGTTGTGTGGAATTCAAACTGGATTTATAAAGATATTAATGATGCAATTTTATCAGGATGTAGTGTTTCTGAGATTGAGTATCTACTAAATAAATCCACGTTTAAGGGTCTTGCTCTTAAGCTGGCTATCCGAGATTGGAAGAAGTGTTAACACAAACGCAATGTTTGTGAACGGTATTGTTTTGTCCGAAAAAAAGTAAGAAACGGAGTTTCATATGTCTAATTCTCTACCTACCCTCTATCAACAGTTTATTCATCTTTCACGATATTCAAGATTTTTATGGGACGAGGGTCGTAGAGAAAACTGGGAAGAAACTATCGGTCGTTTCTTTGATTTCTTCGAAGGTCATCTGAAGGAACAGCACAACTACGATATCAAAGCGTATCGTAAGGAACTTGAAGACGCAGTTCTGTCACAAAAGGTTATGCCTTCGATGCGTTGCGTTATGACTGCTGGTGACGCGCTCAAGCGCGAAAACGTTGCTGCGTACAACTGCTCGTATGTTGCAGTCAACAGCCCACGTTCATTCGACGAAATTCTTTATATTCTCATGAACGGAACTGGTGTTGGTTTCTCTGTCGAGTCAAAAGACGTAGAGCAGCTTCCTCTCATCGCAGAGTCGTTCTATCCTTCAGATACAACTATTATGGTTGCCGACTCCAAGCTCGGTTGGGCTAAAGCTCTCAAGGAACTCATTCATCTTCTCTATTCTGGACAGATTCCTAAGTGGGATATGTCAAAGGTTCGTCCAGCTGGAACTCCACTCAAAACTTTTGGTGGGCGCGCATCTGGTCCAGAGCCGCTCGATGCTCTATTCAAGTTCTGTATTGATATCTTCAAGAAGGCCGCTGGTCGTCGTCTAAACACATTGGAATGCCATGACATTGTATGTAAAATCGCTGATATTGTTGTTGTGGGCGGCGTTCGTCGTTCTGCTCTTATTTCTCTTTCAGATCTAAACGATGATCGTATGCGCACAGCTAAGTCTGGTCAGTGGTGGCTCGACGAATCTCAGCGTGCGCTTGCTAACAACTCAGCCATCTATAAAGAAAAGCCTGACATGGGCTTGTTCATGGAAGAGTGGAAGTCACTCTATGAATCTAAGTCTGGTGAGCGTGGTATCTTCAACAGAGCATCTGCTAAGGCTACTGTTACGAAGCACGGTCGCCGTGATCCTAACTATGACTTCGGAACTAATCCTTGCTCTGAGATCATTCTTCGTGACAAGGAATTCTGTAATCTGTCAGAAGTTGTTATTCGTGCAACAGATACGATGGAAACGCTCAAGGAAAAGGTTTACTGGGCAACTATCCTTGGAACGTGGCAGTCAACTCTGACGAACTTTAAGTATCTTTCATCATCATGGAAAAAGAACTGTGAAGAAGAACGCCTGCTTGGTGTTTCAATGACAGGAATTATGGATAATGATCTCACCAATGGAAAAACTCCAGGACTCGCAGAGCGACTCGAAGAACTCCGTGCTATCGCAGTCGAGACCAACAAAAAGTTCGCTAAGGATATTGGCATCCCACAGTCTGCTGCTGTCACTTGTGTTAAGCCCTCTGGTACTGTTAGCCAGCTTACTGATGCTGCTTCTGGTATTCATGCACGCCATAATCCATACTATATTAGAACAGTTCGTGCGGATAAGAAAGATCCTCTGGCCGCATTGATGATCGACGCTGGTGTTCCAGTTGAAGACTGTGCAATGCGTCCGAACAACGTATATGTGTTCTCGTTCCCAATGAAAGCTCCTGAGAATGCTGTGTTCCGCACAGATATGTCTGCTATCGAGCAGCTTGAACTGTGGGTAACATATCAGGATCACTGGTGTGAACACAAGCCATCTGTTACTATCTCTGTGAAAGAACACGAATGGCTCGACGTAGGTGCGTGGGTTTACAATCACTTCGACAAGATGTCTGGTGTTTCATTCCTTCCGTTTTCTGATCACGTCTACAAGCAAGCTCCTTATCAAGATTGCTCGAAGGAAGAGTACGAAGAGTTCGCTGCTAAGATGCCTAAGAGCATCGACTGGAGCAAGCTCAAGGATTACGAAAAGACTGATACGACAACTGGAGCGCAGGAGCTTGCTTGCGTTGCTGGTGGATGCGAGATCTAAGCAATGGTGGAAAAAGATATCACCTGCCCTTGCGGAGAATACGACTACACAGTCATCTATGAAAAGCGTGGAAAGAAAGCAACACCTCAGTTCTGCCCCTTCTGTGGGGCAGACGCTGAGGAAGAAACTATTGAGGAATTAGAAGAGGATGACGAATGATTTCGTTTATCATCCCCTGCTATAACGAAGAAAAGCATATCAAAGATTGCATTCGTTCTATTAGAAAAAACGTATGGTATGTTCCATACGAAATCATAGTAGTTGATAACAACTGCACTGATAAGACTGCAAAGATTGCTGAAAAAGAACAAGCGTTCGTTATCAAAGAAACTCGCAAAGGCGTCGTTTTTGCAAGACAAGCTGGATATCAAGCTGCTCAAGGTCGTCTGATAGCCAACATTGATGCTGATTCTAAGATAACCAGTGCTTGGCTGTGGGAAGCACTGAGTGGATTATCTGACGATAATGTTGTTGCTGTTACTGGCCCTCTAGAATATGAGGATGTCAGCTCTAGCTTACGAATGATGACGAAGTTCTATTATGCTCTTGCAAAAATCAGCAACGATCATATTGGTGTATTCTTACAAGGTGGTAATGCTATAATTAGAAAATCTGCTTTGGATGAAGTTGGTGGTTATGATACTTCTATCGCTTTCTACGGCGAAGATACAATGACTGCAAAACGTATTCAGCATCTTGGTAAGATAGTGTTCAATCCAAGAATGATAACTACAACTTCCCCAAGAAGACTTAAAGAGCAAGGTCTCATAAAAACTTCTTGGTTGTACATTAGTAACTATTTTTCCGTGACGTTCAAAAATAAATCCGCAACTAACGACTACAAGGATTTTAGATGAAGTCATACAAAACAGTATTCATCTCAGATATACATCTAGGCACGAAGATGAGTCAAGCGGATAAGCTGCTTGGTTTCATGAAAACTTTTGAATGCGAGAAAATATATTTGGTCGGTGATATTGTTGACTGCTGGGCTATGTCTAAGAAAAATATTTGGAATCAGTTTCACAATGACGTAGTGCAGAAGTTACTCCGTAAGGCTCGAAAGGGAACAGAGATAATCTACATTCCTGGCAATCATGATGATGTCATGAGAAACTATTGTGATAATGAGTTTGGTCACGTCATCATAACTAATGAAGCGATTCATCTTGGAGTTGACGGTAAGCTGTATCTCGTTACACACGGCGATCAGTTTGATATTGTAATGAAAAACGCGGAGTGGTTAGCACACTTAGGTTCATGGGCTTATGATGTTAGCATTTCCATTAGCGTTATGTTGAACAAGATCAGAAATCTACTTGGACTATCACACTGGTCTCTGTCCTCATATCTGAAATATAAAGTCAAGGAATCAGTGAACTTCATCGGAGACTACGAAGAAACTCTGACGAAATATGTAAAGAACAAAGGTTTGAACGGTATAATCTGCGGACACATTCATCACGCAAACATTCGTGATATCGACGACGTTAGATATATGAACTGTGGCGATTGGGTTGAGTCATGCACAGCGTTAGTAGAACATCACAATGGAACATTTGAAATAATTAGATGGGAAGTGAAATGAGTGAATCTTTGCTTAGTATCAATGAACGATACAATATGATTCTTGACAAAATCGAAAACATCAAAGCTAATCTTCATACGATTCACGAAGAAAACCTTGATGAAGCTATGAAGGAAATCGACAAGCTCGAAGAAACCCTGAAGCAGATCGAAGACTTGTATCCAGAGGAAGTTAGTCGTCATATATAATTGTATGACGAATTATGAAAATCCATGGACGTTCAACGGAAAAGAGTTTACAAGTGAAGATATCGGCGACTCGTATGGTTTTGTCTACATCATCACGACACCAGAAGGCCAGAAGTATATCGGACGTAAATACTTCTGGTCTATCCGTAAAGCCCGTGGAAAAAGTCGTCGCCAGCGATCCGAATCCGACTGGAAAGCATACTATGGATCCAGTGACGTACTCAAATCTAAGATCAAAGATTCTGACAAAAGCCTATTCAGGCGAGAAATAATTTCTTTACATTCTACGAAAGGTAGAGTAAACTATGAGGAAGTTAGAGAGCAGTTCGCTCATGGCGTTCTCGAGGATGATAACTATTTGAACGACAACATAAACGGGAAGTGGCATCGTGGACCAGAACACATCAGAAGCAAATCAAGATTCTCTGCCCTCGCATCTGGGCGGTCATCTCAACAAGACCCACAATGATCGAGGTACGCTCGCATTTCTAATCAGCGAGTATGGCGTCAAGTCGTTTCTCGACGTAGGTTGTGGTCCTGGTGGTATGGTCGCACTCGCGAGCATGCGCGGGCTTGAAGCAGTTGGCATCGACGGTGACTGGGAAGTTCCAAAAGAAAAAGATACTGATATCATCATTCACGATTTTACCACTGGTCCTTGCTACACTACGAAAGCTGAGTTTGATCTCGGTTGGTCTGTAGAGTTTCTTGAACACGTCGATGAAAAGTATCAAGACAACTATATGCGCGCCTTTGCTCGTTGTAAATATGTTGTAGCAACTGCTGCGCCTCCAGGCTATCCTGGACATCATCATGTGAACTGTCAGCCGCAGGAATACTGGCACAAGGTTTTCGATAAGTATGGTTTTGACTACGATGATGCTGTTACTCAGCGTATTCGTATGCAGGAATCCACAATGCAGAAGCCATTCATGCAAACAACTGGTATGTTCTTTAGGAGACGATAATGAATTACATTTCAAACGATAATGAGTCTGTTGTTGTATTAACAAGAGATAAGCTGATCTACGACGAAGGCCTGCGCAGCTTTATGTTGCAGGTTTATAACTACATGACTTTCGCGCTGGCTCTTAGTGGACTATTTTCAATCGGCGTTTCGATGTCGCCAGCTCTCATGGCTGCTATCTGGGGAACGCCGCTCAAGTGGGTTGTTGTTTTTGCTCCGCTGGTTATGAGTCTTGGGTTTATGTTCTTGGCAGAACGAATGAGTTCAACATCAGCCAAGTATTTTCTGTTTGCTTTTGCTGCTGCGATGGGTCTGAGTCTCAGTTCGATCTTTGCTATCTACAAGATGGGTAGCATTATGCATGTGTTCTTTATCTCGGCTGCTACATTTGGCGCTGCTTCTTTGTATGGATACACTACGAAAAAGGACTTGACAACCTTTGGATCATTCCTTATAATGGGAGCTCTAGGGTTGGTTATCGCTGGTGTGGTAAACATTTTCCTACAGAGTTCTGTGTTCGCTTTTGCCATCAGTTGTCTTGCGGTCCTCGTTTTTACTGGCTTGACTGCATACGATACCCAACAGATCAAGCAGACCTACGACGATGCCGAAGGTGACGAACGAGAAAAGGCTGGTGTGATTGGTGCGTTGATGCTCTACATGGATTTCATCAACATCTTTGTTCATCTGCTGCAAATTATCGGAGATAAAAAAGAATGATTGATCCTATTCGTATTTTCGTTGGCACTTCTGCCAACAATGAAGACTCTGAAGCAGAGATGGTTCTTGAGTATTCGCTTCGTAAGAATACAACGCATCCAATTGAAATCACATGGATGCGTCAGACAAATGACACAAACTCTATCTGGGGTGGATGGCAAACACAGCGTTGGTCTACACCGTTTTCAGGTTTCCGTTGGGCTATTCCTGAAGCATGTAACTTCCACGGCAAAGCAATTTACATGGATGTGGATCAGGTCAATCTTCGCGATATCGCTGAACTCTATGCGACTGAGCTGAAGGGTTATCCACTAGCTGCTCGTCGTGGTGCTCGCTTCGGCGGACATGAGTTCTGTGTCGTTCTCATGGACTGTGAGCGCCTCGGTGATATGCTCATGCCAGTATCGCGTATGAAGTCTAATCCAGACGCGCATCATCGCTATATCGCTCAGTTCTCTGGTTCTGAGATTGTGTATGATCTTGATCCGCGCTGGAACTGTCATGATGGCGAAGGACGTTCGCTCGATGATATCTGGCATCTTCACTATACGAAGATGGAAACACAACCATGGAAGCCAGCTTGGTTTACTGGTAAGACTGAAGAACATCCGCGTCAGGATCTCGTTAAGTTTTGGAACGACATGAGAGCAGAAGCTGTTCTCAATGGTTGCACTCCAGTTCTCAATAACGATACGTTTGGTCAGTACAATATCATCGGACGATAATGAAACTCTTTGCTTCATGTGACCCTACTTATCTTAATCTGCATGCACCTGCGCTGGTAGCTTCAGCTGCTCGCGCGGGAAATAATCTTCATCTTCATGTTATCAATGCGAATGGTCCTGAAGTAGAGTTTCTGCATTATCTTTCTAGTAAGTGGGAATCGCTGACAGACTCTTCTTTCACGTTTTCGTGGAAACATCAATACACGTTTCATCAAGACTCCGAACAACAGCGGACGATATTTGCTTGCGATCGCTTCGTAACTATAGTTGAAGCGATGGAGCGTTTTCCTAGTGAAGATTGGTTGATTATCGACACAGACTGTCTGATTATGAAGCACATCGAAAAGCCAGATGATGATCAGATTGGTTTGTTTCTTCGCGAACCGCTTCCTGGAACAGTTGGTTGGGAAAATCAAGGATCACGCGTTGCAGCTGGCGTAGTCTACTATTCACATGAAGCATTGCCTTTTGCTCGTAAAGTCATGTATCGTATCAAGCACGGCCCAAACGCATGGTTCCTCGATCAGATAGCACTAAATGAAACGTATCAAGCAGAACTGAGCAATTATCGTTTTCATTACTATGATGCTCAGTTTATGGATTGGGAGTTCATCGAAGGAACTACGATCTGGACGGGTAAGGGTCCGCGCAAGTATGACAACCCAACATACTTGACAAAGAAGAACGAATTTGATAGGATGATCCGATGACTAAGATTATTGAACGACCAGAATCTATAACACATGCGCTTGAGTTTCTATTTCATTACATCAAAGATGAAAAAGAAGCAGAGAATGTAAGAAAGCTAATTGGCGATAAGAAAGTTGTGCAAGTAATGCGCGGCATCGACCCACAAACATTTCAGCCAATTCTATACTTCGCTATCCCCGAAGAAGGTAAGATATTCTTTGAATGGATGAAGTTTGCAGCTCCAATGACACTATGGACGTTAGAATGAAAGTAAAAGTTCTATTCCCACGCCTTGATGTTATGTTCAAGGAAGGCCCAGTTCCCGAAGCTCGCGGTGCTATTCCTGAGATTCGTATTCCTTGGGTTTCTGTTGCTAATCGTATTCAACATGCACATCGTATGAAGGGTGACGACGTAGAAATCATTGAGAAGCCTCTCTGGCAGTTCACGACAGACTTCGCGGAATCGCTTGATGCAGATATCATCTACGTTCCGCATAAGTCAAGCGACACATTCCCTGTTCGCGATAAGATTGTTCGTTACTATATGCAGTCTGTTTTTCCGTGGCAGTTCTATATCGACTCAAAAGGTTTTGCTGGTGGAGCTTCAGCGTATCCGTTTCTCATAGACAAGAATCGCGATGTTCCACATGGAAGTTTCTACTCTCAAATGCAAGCTCGTGCTGCTCTTGGTGAAAGCAAGTTCGCTCAGCCTGCTAGTAAAAAACTCGATCTACCGAATGATTTCGTGTTTTTTCCGTGTCAGATTCCGCACGATGAAACGATCAAGTATCATTCAAGCGTGACTGTTCCCGAAGCACTCGAAGCTACATGTAGGGCTACACAAACGCTAAATATCCCACTGCTTGTAAAAGGTCATCCAGTAAATCCTGGAAGCATGGCTCCTCTTCGTGAGCTAACGACTAAATACAAGCACGTCAAATGGATCGACGATGTTTCGATCCACGATGTTATCCCTCACGCGCGAGCAGTCGTAGTCGTGAACTCTGGAACTGGTATGGAGACGCTACTACATAAGCGTCCTGTTGTCACTTTCGGAAGATGTGAATATGATTGTGTGAGTAATAGAGCTACGACTGATAATATCGTCGATATCCTATGGGATCCTAAATTCGACGAAAAAGCTGTACGAGCATTTTTCGAGTCGTGGTATGAATGGACCTACGACACAAGAAGCAGTAAATCTTTTGAACGACTTTAGGAGAAAGAAATGGCATATTGGGGTTATCACTTAGTTCTCGACTGCGCTGAACTTGACAACGCAGCAATTACCAGCTATGATACTATCTACAATTTCACGAAGCGCCTTGTCAAGGATATCGACATGGTAGCCTACGGTGAACCCCAGATCGTAAACTTTGGATCTGGTAATAAGGCTGGATACACTCTCGTCCAGCTAATCGAAACGTCGAACATCTGCGCTCACTTTGTGCCTGATGATGGTATGGGCGGAAACGCAATGTATCTTGACGTTTTCTCCTGCAAGGAATACGACGATCAAGTCGTAATCGCTCTTGTTAAAGAATACTTTGGCGCTAAGTATGTGCGACCAAATTACTTGACAAGACAGGCATGAAAAAAGATTGCGGGTATAACTCAGGGGTAGAGTGTCAGCCTTCCAAGCTGTTCGTCGCAGGTTCGAATCCTGTTGCCCGCTCCAACTTTCGCGACTGGCTAGAAATAGCTGTGGCGTTGGTCATCTGTAACTGGATGGCTTTGATAGCAGGAATAAGCCTGCTCGTTTGGTATGGTGTTTTCAACTAAGGAGTAATTATGAAGAAGACAATCGTTGCGTTCGCTCTCGCACTCGGCACAGTTTCTGCTGCTGCTACAGATGCACCGAGCGTTCCTTCTCGTTCAACCCCGACTGCACCTGTTGCTAAGTCTGTCGCATCGCCTAACTTCTGGGTTGGCGTTAATGCTGGTGGTCTCGTCAACAACGGTCTCAATGACATCCAAGATGCACCTTGGACCGTAGGTCTTGTTGGTGGATACAATTTCTTTAAGCTGGGCCCAATTCGTCTCGGCGCTGAAGGAACGTATGACTACAAGAAGGGCGACGCGCAAGACGTAGTTGGTAATGTCATCGGTTCTTTCGCGTTTGGTTCAATCGCACCATACGGCCTTGCTGGCGTTGGTTATCGTTGGGCCGACGTAAAGAATGAAAAGATCTGGAATGTTGGTGGCGGTGTGAAGTATTCATTCGCTCGCAACTTTGAGATCGACGGACGTTATCGTCGCGTAGAAAACTTTGATCGTGTGTGGCACGATGATCGTGTTACTCTTGGTGTGAACTTTAAGTTCTAATGATTAGAGCAGCATACATAATCGCTGCTCTAATGTTTCTAACGACTGGACTGTTGCTCTGGTGGGCGTATGGTCCAGTCGTTTTTCTTTCCTATATAACGTTGTCTTTCATGTGCTGACGCCCGTATAGCCCAACAGGCAGAGGCAAGAGACTTAAAATCTCTAGAGTGTCGGTTCGAATCCGACTGCGGGTACCATGATCACTTTTAGTCCTGATAAGTTTGGATATTATCAAGTAGGAAACAAAACCACATACAGCAAGCTAGAAGCTGCTGAGTGGGCAGGATTAAACAGTCAAGAAGTCGTTTGGCGTTTCAACGACGAAATCTATTCTTCCTTAAATTGGAAACAAGAACCAGATACATCTTTGTGGGAGATGTATAAGGATCGTGCGCGACAGATACGCGCAGCATACGATTATGTCGTCCTTTGGTATTCTGGAGGAAGCGATAGTCATAATATGCTCTGTGCGTGGATTGAAGCGGGATTGAAGATCGACGAAATCGCTACGACGTGGAACTATGAAGCTACAGGCGATTGGCAAAATCATTATAATGCAGAGATAACGAACGTTGTTATGCCAGACGTGAAAACTCTACAGGATAAGGGTATAGAGTTTAAGTTTCGACCAATCGACATATCACAGTATTGCGTAGATCTGTTTGATGTATGGGGAAATGAATTCGAATACAATGTCAACTGTCACTTCAGTCCCAACAATCCAGCTCGCAGTATCTTTCGTGAAAAGATTGAAGACTACAAGAATCTGATCGCTGAAGGAAAGAAGCTGTGTTTCGTTTGGGGTAAAGAAAAACCTATGCTGGGTTACGATCACGACTTCAAACGACATTACGTTCACTTCGCTGATAACGCGGATAACTGCGTTGGTCCATATGTTCAGAAGAACTATTGGCGCGGATGGTATGATGAGTTTTTCTATTGGACTCCAGACTATCCATTGATTCCAATCAAGCAAGCTCATGTCATTAAAAATTTCATAGAAACAACAAACGATCAAAGATATTTTTCTTCAGGTAAGTTTACTGTTAACGGATACTCCCCCAAGTTCGATGCGTATCTTCCAGAAAGATTTGTGAAGTTGCTTCTCTATCCTAAATGGAACGACAAGATTTTTTGTAATGGCAAAACTTCTTCGTTCACATATTCTATGCGCGATGATTGGTTCTTCAAGAGTAATCTCGATCTGACCAGAAAGTTCATAAGCATAACCAATTCATACTTCAATCGAATTGATCCAGAAGATAAGACGAGAAAGTTCATTCGTCCGTATCAAAGTAAAAGGTATTATCTATGAACTATAATGAAAGTTACATTCGATCTACGGTTAAGACGCTAACTGTTCGTGTGTGTTTTACACTAAGTCACATTCTTAATGGATTCATAGTCACAGGTTCGTGGATGACTGGCGTTACCATAGCCAGCGTAGCCGTGTTGGTCAATATGATACTGTTCTGGTGTCATGAGCGCGGATGGAACTGGGTTCAGTGGAATCGTAATCCGAAAGATGGACTATTCTTCGTCGATGGACATCCACGCACAATCAGCAAGTCCGTTACATGGCGAGTCATCATCACTGCAAACAATTTCTTGATTCCTTATTTAACAACTGGATCGTGGAAAACTGCGCTCGCGTTTCTGACGATAGCAACTTTTCTCAATGTTGTTGTGTATTATACTCATGAAAGAGTTTGGAACAGAATTCGTTGGGGGAAGAAGATCGTAACGGAACCGTAACGATTACTTTTTTGTAACGAAAATTGATACGAAAAAGGACCTTGACAATTAACCCCTAGTCGTATAGAATCAATATAAGGGTCGCGTCCCGCCACCCCCCTATAGCTAAAACTTAGCTATAAAAACCGTTTATAAGGGGTTCCTAATGGATTTACCGTCGATTTACCGTGATTTCCAAGCTCTGGAAACCGTAACAGAAAAAGTTACGTTCCTTAAGTCCTTGGAAACGCTTAACCTTCCCTACGATATCAATTACGAAAAGCTCATTTCCGCTTGGGAACGTAACGTAAATTGATACAAAAAAGTTGGGGTGGGGGCCATTGACAATCCACCCCCGCCCTGATAGAATGATACATGTAAGGTCGATTCAAGGAGTTTTGCGTATGTCCACCACCGATATTGCTATTGTGCTCGCACCCCTCTCAGTGCTGTTCACGCTCATGCTGGTCGGTTTCAGCGTTCGTCATTACCTTGACAATCGCCCTTGACAATCCCCGTAGCATCGGCTACAATCAATAATGTAACTTGTGGAGACCTGTATATGGCTATAAAACTTAACCCCACCAAAGCTAATATCGTTATCAACCTGTTGAAGTCTAACTCCAACCGCTTTACCACGAGTCAGCTCCTTACCGCCGCTGGTAATGAGCGTCGTGCTCGCTCCGCTCTCAGTCATGCTCGCATGGCTGGGGTGACTCTCGAAGCGATCCGCGATAGTGGTCGTGCAGTTACCGCGTATGTTCTCAACGGTTCGGTTCCTGCGATCGCTCCCGCTGCTTCGCGCGCGAAAGCTGCTAAGGCTAAGTCGCCGAAGGCAGCTGCTAAGGCTAAGACCGTCGATCATTCCGCTTCGAACAAGTTGATCGCTAAGGCGCTTGCGACTGGCAAGATCAAGACTGCGAAAGTTGTTTCGGTCGACGACTCTGCGGTTCGTGCGAAGAATCTCGAAACGATCAAAGCTGTTCACGCGAAAACCAAGCAGAAGGTTGCTAAGCATCCGATCACTGGTCGCGATCTGACCGACGATCAAGCGGATGTGCTCGAAGAGTTCCGCGCTCTCGAGCTTGCTTATGAAACGGAAGAGCAGGAGCGCAACGCAGCTCGCGCTGCCGTTCGTGAGAATCTGCCCAAAGAAGTCTACGCTGAGTAACAGCTTGATTTAACAGTACCACGGGCCTTGACAATCACGTCTGCCCGTGGTATCATTAAGTCAAGATGAATGGAGATTGTGATGATTAAGTTGTCCAAGGCTTCTAAAATGCCTGCCAAGTCGTGGTCGCTGCAAGCTCGCAAGACCTGTCCAGGTTCGATTGATCCGACGACTAAGCAGCCCGTTGCTGTTTGCGCTGGATGCTATGCCGCTGAAGGTTTCTATATGATGCCCGACGCGATCAAGGTCCGCGAGCACAATCGCGAAGACTGGAAGCGAGCTGAGTGGGTCGACGATATGGTTCACGAGTTGCGTCGTCAGAAGTTCTTCCGCTGGTTCGACTCGGGTGACGTATATCATCCCGCTCTGGCTTTCAAGATTTTCCTTGTTATGCAAAAGACTCCGCATGTCAAGCACTGGCTGCCTACTAAGTCATACAAGGTTGAGCGCATCCGTCCGATTCTTGAACGTATGAAGGCGCTCGAGAACGTTGCTGTTCGCTACTCGTCCGACTCTATGGTCGGTGAGTTCGACGCGGATCACGGCTCGACGGTTATTCCTTTCGCTGATAGCGAAACGAGCGCGAGCAAGGTGTGTGATGCGTATGAGCGCTCTGGCAAATGTGGCGACTGCCGCGCTTGCTGGAACAAGGAAGTTTCCGTCGTTGCGTATCCCGCGCACGGCCGCCGTATGGGTAAGATCGTAAAGGAACTCGCTGCATGAAATATATCGCAAAGCCATATCTGAACAGAAACACTGGTATGAAAGAGTTCGACGATATCAAGTTGGCTGTGAAGTATCTGGAAGACTTCACTGGCTATAAGATGGAGTTCGTTAAGGATCGTAAGACTAAGGAGAAAACCTATGACTGGGAACTCTGCGGAAAACTCATCCGCGTCAAGACGGAATCCGATGGCGCGCGAAGTTCGTAGCCTAAAGTATCGCGCTCGTGTAGTTCGTTCGAAGAAAGCATACAAACGCATCTCCGTCAATAGAAAGGAACTATCACATGACTAAAGATGAGAAACGTCAATATGCCCGCGAATACTACAAGAAAAACAAGAGCAGAATACTAGAAAAAGCTCGGCTTTGGAGAGAATGTAATCCAGAGCGCGCACGGGAAAACGCAAGAGCTTGGGCGCGAAAGAATCCTGATAAAGTAAAAGAAAATGCTCGAATCTGGAGAGAAAACAACTCAGAGTATCTTAAGGAACGTTCTAAAGAATATCACAGCAAACTGAAAACTGATCGCTCTAGGATGGCACAAGCTCTCTACTATAAAACCAAGAGCGCAACGAAAAGATTAACGCGAACGTTAGAAAACAATCTCACGATTGAATATATACAGTCGCTCCTAGAAAAACAGAACTATCGTTGTGCTCTGAGTGGCATTGAACTTGATCATAAAGCTGGCACAAATGGTTTGCGAGTTGCTTCTGTAGACAGGAAAAATTCTAAGCGTGGCTACGTCAAGGGAAATGTTCAAATAGTATTGAACTGCTTAAACAAGGCCAAAGGTGATGCGTCCAACATGGAGTTTCGTGAGCTCTTGTTGGAAATCAAAAAGACAAAGGTCGCGTAGCTCAGCAGGATAGAGCAACAGCCTTCTAAGCTGTGGGCCGAAGGTTCGAGTCCTTCCGCGATCGCCACTTGACAATGGAGATGAAAGTGACTAAGATAGTGTATAATGCTTGTTGGGGTGGCTTTGGTCTTTCTAAGGCTGCGTGGGAACGATACGTTGAACTTGGCGGAAAGGCTGAAAGCGAATATGATGTTTCGCGCACAGATCCTATTCTTGTGCAAGTCGTAGAAGAATTAGGCACGGATGCTGATGGAGAATATGCTGAATTAGCCATCGCTGATGTTCCTGCTGGGACTAAATACCGTATCGACGAATATGACGGATTTGAATCTGTCAGGACAATCGACGACTATGATTGGAGCGTAGCATGAAAAGAATTATCGTAGCCTCACTTATCGCGCTTGGTCTTGCTGGTTGCACACCGCGCGAACAGCAGCTCGTCGCTGCTGGTGCTGTAGGTGCGCTTGCTGGTGCAGTCGTAGCGAATGGCGTGTCCGAATCTTATGATCGCACACACTATCGTTCGCGCCCATATGATCCATACTATGCTCCGCCGCGCCCATACTACCATCCGCGACCCGCATACAATCCGTATGTGTATCATGCGCCTCGTCATCCACGTTGCTATATCGTGGATCGTCATACGCCGTATGGTATTCGTCGCGAGCGAATCTGTCGCTGAGGACTCTTAGCTCAGTAGGTTAGAGCAGCGGTCTTTTAAACCGAAGGTCCTGGGTTCGAGTCCCAGAGAGTCCACCAATTTGATAAAGAGCGACATGATGACTTCTTACAAGATCCGCGTTCATAATTTTCCTGGTATCAATGTCTGGATTAAAGCTTTAGATGAACAAACAGCTTTAATAGAGGCGAAGTTGAAAATTATATCTATTTGTAAGAAAGACAAGATTGAAATTCCTTCAGAATGGAATCTTGAAATAGTCGATACAATGCCTCCTGTAGCTCAAAGGTAGAGCAGGCGGTTGATAACCGTCAGACCGAGGATCGTTACCTCGCGGGAGGACCAATAAAAATCTTGACAACCAAGAGTCAATGAAATATGATACTAAATATGGTGATTCGCTGTTTGACAATTTAATCTGGTAGAAACAACGTTATGAAACGACTATAAGTAATGCTACTGTTAGCCGTTTTATAACACATACGGAGATTAGCGCAGTCTGGTAGCGCATCTGCTTTGGGAGCAGAGGGTCGTAGGTTCGAATCCTGCATCTCCGACCAATTACGGAAGAGTGGCAGAGCGGTTGAACGCCTCGGTCTTGAAAACCGATATACCTTCACGGGTATCGTGGGTTCGAATCCCACCTCTTCCTCCATAACGAGCCCTTTAGTGTTGAAACAGACTAGGGTGATGGTGAATGATTCTCTCCTTCCTGCAGGTTACAAGGAGACACTTAAATAACCATCCGTTGCCAGACTACGATAGTGTTCTGGAGCTTTTATTTCCCGATAGCTCAGTTGGTAGAGCAAGCGACTGTTAATCGCTTTGTCCTAGGTTCGAGTCCTAGTCGGGGAGCCAATACGGTCCGTTAGCTCAGTGGAAGAGCAACTCCTTTACACGGAGAAGGTCGGCAGTTCAACCCTGTCACGGACTACCATCGTGCCTCCACGAGCCCAATGGGAACACCTCGGCACAGTAGGTTGACAGTTATCCTACGGAGAAAAACTGTCAAGTTTTGGGGCCATAGCTCAGTTGGGAGAGCGTCTGCTTTGCAAGCAGAATGTCGGCGGTTCGATCCCGTCTGGCTCCACCATAATTTCGTATCTAGCAGACGTGTGAAAGCTCAGAGAAGGTGAATAGGGAAGTCGCGCTCCCGAAGGGCTGGAGAGTTGATACGAAATATCTAACTATAGGAGATACGGTTGGTCGCGTTAAATAGACTCGCGTGGGTCCACGGTTAGCCCACAACAGTTTCGCTGGCATAGCTCAGTAGGTAGAGCAGTTGATTTGTAATCATCAGGTCGCGAGTTCGATTCTTGCTGCCAGCACCAGTTGTCTATTTGTAGGGTTGGGATCCTACAAATCGCCGATCATGTTAACAGCTGGCTGCGGCCATGATCGGATATGGTGACTAGCCACCGAGGTCTAGATAGCAGCCGTCTAATCCCGTTGAACCTACTCCGCGAAAAGGGAGATGCTGGATGGCAGTAACCAGCACCAGAATTTTGGCTTCGTAGCTCAGTTGGGAGAGCGCTGGCCTGTCACGCCAGAGGTCGCGGGATCGAGACCCGTCGAAGTCGCCATTGGGGATTAGTTCAGTTGGTAGAACGCCAGACTCTGACTCTGGATGTCCGAGGTTCGAGCCCTTGATCCCCAGCCAATGTTCCCTGAGCGAGACGGTAACGCGCAGGACTGCAAATCCTTGAGAATCCAGTTCGACTCTGGAAGGGAACTCCATCTAATTGCGGAGGTAGCTCAGTGGTAGAGCTCTTGCTTGCCAAGCAAGTGGTCGTGGGTTCGATCCCCATTCTCCGCTCCAATTTGCCCTATTAGCCCAACTGGTAGAGGTGTCGGTCTTAGAAACCGAAGGTTGTAAGTTCGAATCTTACATAGGGCACCA